GGGTGATTGCTGAAGACGTGCTAAAAACTTCTGAGTAGGTCCATATGCAAGAGGAACTCTGATAGTGCTTACAACATTATCATCAGAATCTTCATGTTGAATTTCTATTCCATTAAAAAGAGTTCCAAACGAAATAATCGTCCTTCTCAATATTTCGTGGTAAAAATACTCAAACATTGCTATAAACCTAGTATATTATATTTAGGGGGTTCCAAATGGATTCTTTTCACTGAAGTCCAAAATAGAATCTGCTTGAGTTTCTATTTCTAAATTATCAGGATATTCACTGACTGTATTATCTAGTTGTTCTGTCTTCAATTGATAAGTAGCTCCACTTTCTTCTCCAGTAATAGTTTCTCCTGTGATAAAGTCTCCAGTAGTATTGGATATGACCAAGGTGTCTGTTACAGCATTCCATGTCTTCACAAGTGCTGTCTTACCACTCTGTGATCCAGTTATAGTCTCATTGTCTACAAAGTCTCCTGTTCCTGCCATATAAGGAGATCCAATAGTGATTGTAGGTGCAACAGTATAACCAGCACCAGCATAAGACATGTAAACATTGGAAATAGTTCCTGCCGAACTTACAACCGCAATAGCAGCTGCAGTAGTTCCAATACCAGGTCCACTGATGGTTACAGAAGGTGCTGTAGTGTATCCAGAACCACCACTAGTTAGAGTAACAACTCCAACCACGTTATCACTAATTCTAGTAGTTGCAGCAGCTCCAACACCATCAGTGTTACTACTTAATACAACAATTCCAGGATTGTCAGTATATCCAATACCTGGATTTTGTACATAGATTCCTTGTACTTTAGAACCTATTTCAGATCCATCACAATTAACAATTCCATCAAGAAGAGTGGCAATTCCCACAGCTCGACCACCTATTGTAGGAGAAGATGAAATTGCTACATTAGGTACAGCTGTGTATCTTTCACCTCTATCAGTTATAATAATTTGATTAACAGCACCAGTGGTTACAACTCCTGCGATTGCTGTTGCAGTGGTTCCTGCAGATACCAAAGTAAGAGTTCGTAAGTTGAAATCTACATCTACTGTATCATCAATATCCTCAATACCAGTATCAATAACCTCATCTTCTGGTCTGAATAGTTCACAAGTTAATGTATATACGTAATTTTTCTTTAACTGATAAAATGGTTTTTCGTGCTCTACAAACTTAATCTCAAATAATCTATCACCAAAGGGGAAATATACTAAATCTCCTTCTCTAGGTCTATCATATATTTCAACATTCGGTAAATCAATATCAGGTAAATTCTTAATCAAAGGGGAAATATAATTTTGATATCTTTCCCTTGAAATAGTGACAATCAATTCTTTATTAGATTGAATACCAAACTTGGAAAGCATTACGGTATTATCACCATACCCATCAAAATTTTCTACATATGCCTCAATAGGATAAGAATTACTGAACTTAGATTCAATTACTTCTCTAATAATAGTATTAGTGGTGGCATACTGACGAGGGAGATAATGAACTTCCACCCCGTATATTGTCAACTGTTCATTAATTAAATCTTGTACAAGATTCTGTTCACTCGTTGATCCTTGTAGAAAAAAGGGATTTAATGCCATTATCCTATCATATCTAGAGGTGGTAATTCATAAGTATTGGACATCATCTCTCTTATTACTTCGAGATCTTTCATTCCATCTTCATAGATTGCTCGACCATCAAGTTCAACTCCACCAGGAAGTTTTACTCCTTGGAACTTAATTAAATTTTGTCCCCACTGTCTTTTTAAATTAGCTGTAAAATACTTTTTAAGAAAAGAATCATTATATACTCTGGTATAATCATTTGGATCAAGAGTTCTGAAACAATCCAATATTAACCAATCACCTACAGTAACACTTTCCCAATCAATATCAAGATACAATCTATCCATTCTCTGATTAAATCTTATTTTGCTTTTCAGTGGTCAATAAGTAATCAATATCAGACAAATAAGTCTTAGTCATTGCATAACTTAAAAGACCATCATATCCAAGGTTAAAAGCAACATCATTTTAAGAATAACTGATACTTAACACTAAACATATTGTTAGTAGCAGTATTAGCACCATCAAAACGGAATACCTTGTATACCCCAATAACAGCAGGTGGTACTTGTAAATAATTACTGTTCTCTTTCCAATCAAACTGAACTGATACCCCATCAATAGTTGAAGATGCAGTAGTAGTTGTTATTCCCGTAACACTAGTTTCACCTGGACCTTTTCCTCTATCAACATCTTCTTGCGTAAATTGATATTTTAAATATGTTTGTAATACTCCATCAAAATGCCTTTCTTGAAAATATTGAATAGAATCATCCAATATATCCTCTACTTGNTCATCCGCAACATTAATTTCCAGCACAGGGGCTCCTAACTGCCTCTTAGCATAATCTATTAACTGTGCTCGACTTGCTGGTTGTGCCATGTATTTACTATTCCTGTGAAATTATTTAGGAAGGTGCAGAAGAGATACCTGCTTTAACTATAATCGAACCCTGAACTAGTCTATAAATTGTAGACGCTGTAGATACCCTACTGAAGGTTACAGCAGTACCAGGAAGGATCTGAGACCCCGATGTGAAGGCAGTTCCCACTTCAATGGTATTACCCGTAGAAACAGTGACTACAGGCACTTCTGTAAGTTGATCACTTATTGTTACCGAGTCACCAACAGCAACATTAGTAACCTTATTCAGGGTAAATGTTGTTGTTCCAATACCAGCAGTGCTTCCTACTGATATAGCAGTTTCTAATACATCTGTAGTATTAGATGAAGAAGCAGAATTCACTAAAATATCATAAACATATCTTCCTCCTGCTAAATTTCTAGATGCAGTAGATCCTAAAGAAATTTCTATTTTTCCACCAGCTTCACTAGTAAACCCAACACTAAATGTGGCAGCAACGATGTCGGTAGCACCCACTCCAACACTCTTGATCATCTGAGAAGAACCACTATAATCAGTAAAGTTAAAAGCAGTTCCGTTAGGATTAGTTACCGTAAATATATTACTAAAATTAGCACCGCCATTAATNGTCAAATTTGACTCATAAGGAGTTCCTGATGCAACATCAAATGTTATATTTTGATTAGCCATTTACTAACTCCTTGAGTAAAGATTTAATTTCATTAATCTCATTTTTTAAATTATCAAGATCGTCTTTCATGTTATCTATTTTATCATTTTCACTATGTCTCAGTTTTTTCTGAGACATATATTCACTGTATCCTGTGGAATTTTTATTCACAATGGAATTGGTTTTAGGGTCTCTATACAGTCCAGTATGACCCTCCACTTTAAGATAAGACATTTTAGGCAAGTGCTAGGACTCTTAGGTCTTTCACACGAGGAACATATACCTGAGTAGTAGAAGTCATTACAAGTTTGATTCTATAGTATTTGAAAGAAGGGAGATCATTTGCAGTAAAAGATCTTTCTTTAAAATCATTTGAATCAGGTTCAGTTAATTGATTATTAGTAGGTGCAACAAATACATCAGGTCTTCCATTATTATCAGCTGGATCAATTACCTCTCCTCTTTCATTAAGGTTATTATATCCTGGGAAAGGTCTATAAACTGGTTCAAAGTTTTCATTATTACTAATTGCATAGAATGCCCTAATATCACAACTATCATTTAAATAAACATTTGTTAAAATTTTGATAGAAGATGCTGCATTTTCTAATGCAATTTCTTTAGAAAGATATTGGAAAGCATTAGGATCATCAAACAGACTATTAACTCTGTTATCAGTTATGTAAACTACTAACTCCAATAGGAGCGTTAACTCTATTAGAAATAAAGATAGCACTCATTCTTTGACTATCAATCACAGGTGATAATCTAGAATCCACAGTTGATAAATTAATTTGCATATTTAAAGATTTATTTCCAGGTAATGCACTTAATTTATTTGTTTCATTAATCTTAGAAGCAATGATTCGAGGAGTAGAAAGAAGATTATTTTCACCTATTGCAACAGATTCAAAATGCTTGTTCAAGATAACCACTTTCACTTCCATCCAAACTTACACCTGTAATAGTTTTTACTTGTGCAGAAATATCAGTTCCTGGAACTGCAAGAGTTTGAATTTTAGGATTAATTATTTCAAAAGGAATATTCTGAGTAGCAGTTACATTTATTCCCCCTGCTGCTTCAGTTTCTCCTGCATATAATATAGGGAAACTTTCTCCAGTAGATCTGCCCAATCCACTAGAACCCATATCTAATTTAATAGTATAGGAATCAAAAGTAATTGCATCCGCAATGGACACATTTGCTAAATTATGTGTTTTATTAATTCTTCTTAATGAAACTCCATTCAATTCATATTTGTAAACTGGAGTTCCCGCAAGATAATCTTTAGCTGATGTAGAATCAATTGATCTAGAAGTAATACCTATATTTGCACCTGATGCAGAACTATATGAAAGGATTTCATCCCCAATCTTCAAGTATCCATAATTGGTAGTTCCAACTCCTACATTTTCAAATGTATCTAAATTAGTAACATCATCAACAGCAATATCACCAGTAGCGGTTGAATCTAAATCATTTGTTAATTTAGTTGGAATAATATTAGTTGCAACATCAGAAAGTGTTACATAATTATCACTGAAATACATTCCATGTATTTTTATTGATTAACAACTATATTGGTTCCACTATTAACTTCAATAATTTCAGAAATTGAAACATTTCCTCCTACATTATTAGCACCATTTAAGTCAGTGGTAATTCCAGACAAGTTGAGATATTGAACTGTCTTACCAGCTCCTGTTACAAAATCACCTTGAACCTTATCAAGAACTAATTGAGTCACACTAGAAATTCCAACAACAGATAATCTAACATTAGATCCTATCGCATCATTACCAATACCTGTTGCTCCTATTCCTAGAATATCACCTGCAACAAATCCATCACCACCAGCCGTAATTGTTGCACCAGTTGCAACTCCATTTTCAACAGTGATCTTAGCAGTTGCATTGAGACCACTTCCAGTTATACTGCTTAGTTTAACATCTGGGAATACATATCCACCTGATGTTGGTGTAAGTCCAATACCTGCATTAATAATATTTAAAGTTCCTGTTGCAATTCCTGCACTAGCAACATAATTACCAGTAGCATTACTACCAAACTAGTTTTACTAGTATATCCTATTTTTAAATTCAGCATCTTCTAAATTAGATCCAATTCCTATTCTAACTTTTCTTGTCAGTTATATTTAAAGGATCTGGTAATAAAGTAGCAATTTGACTATTACCTTGAGAAAGTTCAGGACTATAAACTTCTAAGGATCCTGTAGATGCAAAATCAGCTCTATAAAGGGTAAATTTCAAATCTTCCCATTGACTTGGTTCCCATGTAGATCCATTCTGAGATTTGAATAAAGAACCTAAGAATGGTTGTTGAGAAACAAATGTTCCTGTTATTAAATCAGTTTCTCCTACTCTTGAAATAAATGCAGAGTACTTATAAGATTCTGAAAGAATAACAATTGCATATTCAGTCCCACTTTCAACATAAATTGGTGCATCGAATGTAAATGTAGTTGCAACCGTTCCAGTATTTGAAACAGTAATATCAGATGGAGATTTTACAATTTCTGAGAATGGAATAACCTTAGTTGTAGGTGTTCCATTTTCCATTGTTCTTAATTGGAAGGTAACAGGTAGTCCTGTATCATCTTTTGTTGCAAAGTATACATCACAACTTGTTAAGAAAACTCCATTAGGATCTTCAACAAAGAACGATTGAGCTAAAGGATCCCACTGTCTTATCTGGACTGAAGTACTTGAACTTCCTGCAACTTCTGTCCATCCACCAGTATTTCTTGTCTCACTCAAAGCAGTGGTTTCTAACTCTTGCATTTCTTACAGAAACAATATCTTCTTGTCACTGTTTCTAAAATTCCTGTAGATCTAAATCCCTCCTCTGCTATGGTGGTGGCATTATCTCTATCAAGAGTAGCATTATTGATTAAGAGTAAATACCTTTTCTCCTGTTTCAAATCTTGGATGCACTCCACTATCTGGATCAGGGATATAAAAACTTCCAAGTAAGTTTGCTCNAATATCAGATACTAATCTAACGTTAGTAACAACTGCTAATGCTCCACTAGTTTCACCAACTAAAATCATATCTTCTTCTACCCAACCCCAATATGAACCTTGAGGTTGATCTGCTAGTGCAAAAACATCAATATTTAAAATGGTAGAAGTTGAGGAATAAGAAGATGGAACAGATTCAGCACTATATGGACTAACCCCATAAGTTTTTGTAGGAGCATTATATGGACCTTCTAAATGATTAGATTGAGCTACTCTAAACCTAATACTAGGATCTACTAGATTATTATTTTGTGGTGCAGATCCAATGGGTCGGGTTGTTCCTGTAACTGTTTCTCCAATCTGAAATACACCTGAAGACATTGAAATTTCCAATAATTTAGGAATACAATATCTTGTTACATCTATACCATCTAAAAATGCATTTAGTTCAGTAGATGGTTTAACTCGTTTTGCAACAAATTGAACATTACGAGATCTCATAAACCCAATAAGATCTCTACTTACAAGTCTATCTCCCTGAGAAGTCTGATCAAATTGTTCGGTAACTAATCTACGTGTACCTGTTCTTTGTTCATTACCAACTATTCTTTCTTGTGTAAAGGTTCTGGTAATAAATTCTCTTCTTCTCCATGCAACCATATCACCCCATCTCATGTCTCTCCCCCGTCTAGTCTCTCTTTGTCCTGTCCAATTAGTCTCCCATGAATTCCAAACAACAGATCCAAATCCTTCTTGAGGATTTCCACCAAATTGTTGAGTAAATTCGGCAACAGTTTCTGCAAAATTACCTTCAACATTAATAATATTGGCTTCTAATCTTGTTGTATTAAGCCAGTTGTCAGATGCTGGTGTAAGATCGATGGTTCCTTGCCAGAAAGATACCATGAAAGGAGTTACTGATTCACTTCTAGTTCCAAATGATTGTTCCAACCACTCAACTTCATTATAACTAAGAGTTATAATATCTCCTGTTCTCTTAATACTAGTCCCTTGAGGATTAATAAATCTTTTATCTGAATTAGAGTTTATCCCCTCTACAGGCCCTAATTCTAAATCAACTGCAGTAGTATAATGATTTGGTCTTAAAATTTGATTTGCTAAATCTAAACTATTTTTATATCCAACAAGAGTTGTTTGGGCAAGGAAATTAGTAAAATTATCAACAAAGAATCCAGCTTTAAATTTATTGAATCCTGCGGAATCAGGAAGGAATAAACTTGCAGTATTTGCTTCTAATAAAGAAAGAGAAGTATAATATTCCAAAGATGAAATTCTCTTTTCAAGTCGGTTAATATCCGACATTTTATATCTCTTATAGTCTAAGAAACTTATAGAAATATCATTAATATTATAAAGATATGGAGGTATTGTTACAGTCGAAATCTTTAATGCATCATCAACTCCTACGGGTTGTGTTGGAGAAACAGCAGGAGTACCGTATTTAACTTGGAAATTACCATCTTTGGTGATATAGATGGCATCCATTCTTCCAAGATAATAGGAAAAATCAGTTAAGATTGTTTCATCCGATGCTAAAATATTTGCAGCAGAATTACCAGCTGCATTAAATTCTCTTCCAAAAAATTCAAGAGGAGATCTTACATCTTCAGCAACCACATAATCAGAAACTCTAGGTCTAATATCAATTAAATCAGTATTTCTAAGACCATTTACTGTAGGAATTTCAGTGGTGTAATTAAATGTATCATAAGAATTTTTAGTTGTAATATCACCATCATCAGTTGATTGATAATACCCATTTGAGAAATATATTTTTAATTGTCTAGTAGGTGCATCCGAATCAGAGTTTCTTTGAATAGAAGGATATCCATAAAAAGATTGATTTTGACCATTTTGAGAAGTAAAATTAGGAGATATATTAATACTTGTAAAATCTAAGGTAACAATTTTTCCTTCAATTTTAGATTCTTCAAAAGAAACCACTTCATTCTCTTTAAACTTAATATCATTTTGACTAATAATAGAAATTTTACTATCAGAAACTATTTCAGCAACAATAGCACATGCATTAGTAGATTTTCCTTTAATTTTTTCACCTACTATCAAATCAGAAGTTTTTCCTGTAGGTCCTGTTAATGATGAGAAAGTGATTGTAGGAGCAGATGCTTCTGAAGTATTAATAGATTCAAAAATAGCCTCAACATTTATCAAATCTGCAACATTTAGAGATATATCTAAATCTTGAACTCTTGTACCATATGGATAATTTCCAGAAGTCAAACCATCATTAAGAGTGGTTGAACCAATACCAGATGCAGAATCAATAGATTTATCTACTACAATACTATTAACTCTATTTCTAATCTTCTCCTTTGCTTTAGGTTTTTGCTTTTTCAGTGTTGTAATGAGAGTAGCATCATCAATACCATCACTTAAACCTTCAATTTGCAATCTAGTAGAACCAGAAGTTATTTTAACTCTATCTTCTGTTAAAAGTTCAGTAGTACCATCACCTTTTATTAAAGTATACCTTTCTGGTTTAAATGGTAAAAATGTTTCATTTGTACCAGATGCAACCTGCTCTGAAAGTTGACCCCCGTTA